TGGATATATTTATGATAATAAACAAAGAAAAACTAATTTAAAATAATATGGCTGATTTATTGATGAAAATGCCGATTCCTTACGAACCGAAAAGACAGAATCGATTCATACTAAGGTTTCCATCAAGTTTAGGAATTAACGAATGGTTCGTGGAAAGTGCTTCAAGACCTTCAATTAAAATTGCATCTACGGAAATTCAATTTTTAAATACCTCAACTTATGTTGCGGGAAGATTTAACTGGGATGAGATTTCAGTTAAATTCAGAGACCCAATTGGACCATCTGCGTCTCAAGCTCTTATGGAGTGGGTTCGTTTACACGCAGAATCTGTAACAGGTCGTATGGGTTATGCTGCAGGTTATAAAAAAGACATTGACCTTGAGATGTTAGACCCAACAGGAGTTGTTGTTGAGAAATGGATTTTATATGGTACATTCTTAACAGGAGTGAATTTTGGTTCATTAGGATATAGTACTGACGCTCTTGCGGATATTACAGCATCATTAAGAATGGATAGATGTGTTTTAGTTTACTAATACTCTTTATAAAAAATCAATACTAATTATATTTAACCGTAAAGACAATAAACTTTACGGTTATTTTTTTATATGGAAAATCAAACAACAGATTACGGACAACAAAATTTTACTTTACCTCACGATGTGGTACCATTACCATCAGGTGGAGTTTTTTACAAAAACAAAAAAAAATCAATCAAGGTGGGTTATTTAACCGCCTCTGATGAAAATATTTTAATGGCAGGTGGGTTAGATATTACCACAAATTTATTAAGAAATAAAATTTACGAACCAGACCTTAGGATTGAAGATATGATTGAAGGTGATGTTGAGTCAATATTAGTATTTTTAAGAAATACTGGTTTTGGACCTGAAATGGATTTAAATTTAATTGACCCGGTTACTAAAAAACCATTCAAAACGACAGTAGCTCTTGATGAATTAAATGTTATTAAAGGTCAGTCTCCAAATGAGGATGGTACATTTACAACTATATTACCAAAATCTAATGCAACAATTAAATTAAAACCATTAAATTATGGTGAAATAATGGAAATTAGTAAGTTAGAATCGACGTACCCTCAAGGTAGAGTAGTTCCAAAAATAACTTGGAGACTTCAAAAAGAGATTGTTGAAGTAAACGGAAATACGGATAAGTCAGAAATATCTAAATTTGTTGAACAAATGCCTATTTCAGATTCTAAGTATATTAGACAATTTATGAATGAAAATGAACCAAAATTGGACATGAGTCGAGTTGTAAGCACCCCATCAGGAGAAAAGATGACAGTTAACGTCGGATTTGGGGTGGACTTTTTTCGCCCTTTCTTCTGATTATAGGAAGGGACAAATAGATGAATTCTATTATTTGAACAAATTAATGAACATATCCTATCAAGATTTTGTAACGATGCCCTTATTTGTTAGAAAATATTTGTTAGATAAATGGTTAGAAGATAATAAAAAGGACTGAAAACTCAGTCCTTTTGTATTTATAATAAAATACTATTTTAAATTATGCAAGCAGCTGAACAATCACCGGAAGAATATAAAAAATCACTTATTGGCTCTCTTGATGTTGCGACAGAATTGGCGTCATACGTTGTTGAGATACAAAAATCATCTATTGAGATAAATAAGGTTTTTGGTCAGGGTAGAGAACGAGTTGGTATACTAATGTCAAGTATCGCAGATGCACTCCCTATGGTCAATCGTTTAGGTGGGTCAATGACTGATGTTGCCAAAACTATTGGTGAAGTTGCTGATGCATCTGGTCGAAATGTTATTGCGAGCACTGAGGAGGTTGAAAAACTTTACGCGGCTCAGAAAGTATTAGGTATTAGTGCAAGGGAAATGACCAATTCTTTTTTAGATATTGGTGTTGGTTTGGCTCAGATTCCTAAACAATTAGAAGAGTCTATAGAATATATTCAAAGTATTGGTGGTAACACACAAGCGGTAATGAAATCTGTTACTAGCAATATGGAACAAATGAATAGGTTCCAATTTGAAGGTGGTGTTGTTGGTTTAACTAAAATGGCAGCACAAGCATCAATGTTGAGGTTTAATATGAATGAGACCTTTAGATTGGCGGATAAAGTATTAGACCCTGACGGAGCGATTGAAGTTGCATCTGCATTTCAAAGATTAGGAGTTTCGGCAGGTGCATTAGCAGACCCATTCCAATTAATGAATATGTCTATTAATGACCCATCAGGTTTACAAGATAGTTTAGCGGATGTTGCAAAACAATTTACATATTTTGATGAGAAAACAAAAACCTTTAAAATAAATCCTCAAGGTGTGTTAACACTTAGAGAGATGGAAAAACAAACCGGTGTTAGTGCTGCGGAAATGAGTAAAATGGGGTTAGCCGCGGCGGAATTAGACAAAAGATTATCGGCAGTTAATTTGGCTGGAATAACAATAGGTACTGAAGAAGATAAACAATTCTTGGCAAATATTGCTAAAATGGGTGAAACTGGAGAGTATGAAGTTAAAATCAAAAATGAAAAAGGAGAAGAAGAAACTAAAAAATTATCAGAAGTAACTCAAAAAGAATTTGATAAATTAATACAAGAACAAAAAGACGGTCCAAAGAGTTTAGAGGAGATTGCCAGAGTTCAAATGAACATTTCGGAAACCGTTAAAGGGGATGTTGCGGCAATTAAAAACGCTTTTCTTGGAGGTACCGCAACCGCAAAACCTGTTAAAGAAACTATAATTGGAGCTCAAAAAACTGCGGATGTATTAGGTGGTGAAGCTTCTAAAAAATTTGGAGACACTAAAAGTGCTAGGGTAGAAGTTGAAACAGCATTGAAAGATTTGGGTACTATGGCAATGGATTTTAAAGAGGGTATTAAACCCGCAACTCAAACATTATCGGATTACTTAATGAAAGTTGGTAATCAAATGGAATCAGTTCAAAATAAGTTTACTGATGCATTAAAAGAGTATGGTAAAAATGTTACTAGTAAATTAGGTGATACACCGATTGAGAAAGTTGCAGCTGCAGGGGTTAATGCAGCTTCATCAATAAGTGGTGCGGGAGCATCATCTAAGACTGCCCCAATAGATTCAAATGCCAATAAAATTACAAATGAAAAAACAATTTATCAAAATCAAAATATAACCACTAAAAGTACTGTTGATGTTGGAGGAAAAATTGAAGTCGATGTTAAAGTTCCTGCAGGACTTTCATCAGAACAACTAAAACAAATTTTAGATACTACCTTTAATGAGTCAAGATTTAAGGATTATATTGTTAGGTTAATACCTGGTGACTCAAAAGAACCTGTTTCAAAAACTTACTAATAATCTATTTATAAAATAAAAATCATAGATGTCAAATAGTCCATTAGATTTAATTAACTCGGATTCGTTCAGAAAAAAACTTATAACGAGAAATTTAGTACCTTATGCTAAATCTCCAAACAGACCTTCTGTCCAAGTTCCGTATGAATATATTTCATCGGATTTCTCTGTAATTGATAGTCCTGACCAACTTATTGATAATCCATCATTAGCAAACCAACTATATCCTTTAAATAGATATGGTAATGAGGGAGGATATCAACAAGTTCCTGACCCAAATGGATTAACTAATAGTATTTCTAATCAAGGTGAATATGGACCTGGTCAACAAGATGCTCATATTGTTGATGAGGGTTATGATGCGGTAAGGTTATGGAGACCATTAAACGCTTATGCTGATGGGTTAAATGTGTTTGACTCGGCGGAATCATTTTCAAGTTTAGAAACAGTTAGACCTGACCAAGACAGACAAAGTAATGGACAACCGTATCCGGGGCCAATTGTTCCATCATCATATTCTCCGTTATCTATTTTATTATCGACAAACCCAACCGGTAGTAATGGTAATCTAAGTCAGGATTCATATATAGCTCGTTTAGGTGCTCAAACACTTAGAAATGAGTTTCAAGAAAGAATCGCAACTAGAATTAGATTAGAGACAATAGGACAAGCCAATATATTAAATGTTAATAGTGGGAATGATTTATTGAATATCATTTCAGGACAAGTTCCAATATTAGAACCAAATTGGCAAATTACCGTTCCTGCAAATCCATTAACAGCAGCGGCTGATTTTGCTTTAAGATTAGGTGGAAGTATTTTACCTGTTTCCTTAATACCTGGTTCTTATTTTGACCCAACAATTAATCCGGGACAACCAACAACCATCCAACAAGTAACCAATGCAATTGCTGGTACTGGTATTGGTAATTTCTTTAATCAGTTATTAGGTGGAACACAAACAGGTTCTCAAATATTTTACAACAACACAGGTGCTGGTCAAAGGTCTCGTTTATTTAAAAATATTGATTATAACAAATATAAACCAAATTTAGTTAGAGGTATATTTGATAGAGTTGCGGGTGTATTAACCGGAACTTTATCTGATAATAGTAATTACTATATTGGTTCTGTGTCTTCTGAACCGTCTCGAGTGTTTTCTCCAGGTGGTGATTTACCTGTTGACCAATTTGGAAAAGAGCAACAATCACCGGTATACGGACCTCAAGAGTTGGCTCAACTTTATGAAGGACCAAGTCAAGAAGTTAGGTTAGGGGCTAATGGTCCTACTTATTCTAATGGTGGTGGTATTGAAGGTGGTTTTACTTGGGTTTCTCCAAAGTATAAAGATAATGCCGGAAAAAAAGTTGGATTAGGTGGGGTTGTAACAAATCAAGATGAAGATTTTAAACCATCGTCATATAATACAACTGAATCGACAAACAGGACTTTTAAAGGTGGTTCTATTTTAGATGATACTCAGAGAATAATTAATAGCCAACCTCAAGGAGGTCGAAGATTACAACACGTAGGTAATGCAATTGACCAAGTTAGTAAAGTTTTCCATGATGGATATAAAGAAATAACTAAAGGTTCAAGAGTATATCGATATGTTGGTGCTGTGGGACAAGAAGTTGGAACAGAGTATTGTCGTATTTTTGCAAAAGATGTACCTTACCTACAATATAATGATTTACAAAAAGTAGACGGTATTACAACATCAGGTCGAAGATTTGCAGATTCAGTGTTTGATAATACCTATAATTTAAATATTGCTCCAAACAAACAAGAAGGTGGACAAGATTCGACTAATTTGATTGGAACTCAAAATGACGCATATGCTAAAAAGTATATGTTTTCATTAGAAAATTTGGCGTGGAGAACATCAAGTACTCCTGGTTTTGCGATTTCTGATTTACCTGTTTGTGAGAGAGGTCCTAATGGAGGTCGAGTTATGTGGTTTCCACCATATGGTTTAACATTTAGTGAACAAGTATCTGCAAATTGGAACACATCTGAATTTCTTGGAAGACCGGAACCTGTTTACACTTATAAAAATACTTCTCGTACTGGTACTTTAACTTGGAAAATAGTTGTTGACCATCCGTCATCTTTAAATGTTGTTGTTAATAAAGTTTTAGCTAATGAAACAAATAAAGTAAGAATTGATAGTATTTTAGATTCATTCTTTGCCGGATGTAGAAAATATGATTTATATGAATTAGCAAAAAAATATTATACGGTTAATCCTAATGATTTATATTTGTTACAACAAGCAATAACTTCAAAAGAAACAACAAAAGAACAAACTGAATATATTAAAAAAACAATTCAGACAGGTAATAATTCTCCTACAGGCGCAGACACAAACGTATCTCAAGCAAGTAGTGAAGATTTATTTGGGAAGTATAAAGATTTAGGGTTTTATTTTGAAAATGATTACCCTCAAAAAAATAATGTAAGTGCTTACCCATCTCAATACGATTTATATATTGGTAATAAAGGTACTTATGCTGGTAAACCAAACGCGGCACAAACTACTGAGGTTTTTAATACGGTTGTAACACCTAATTATGAGGTAATGAAACAATTGGCTATTGATATTGGTAAACAATTAAGTGCTAATACTCAGGGTATTGTGACAATAACAATTGACGCAAGTTGTTCCGCACCTGCGAGTCCGTCGTATAATACTGAATTAGCGACAAGAAGGATTGAATCGGCAATTAAATTTTTCCAACAAAATGAAAATACTAAAAAGGAGTTTGGTAAACGATTATTAGTAAATCAAGGTAGGAGTTTAGGGGAACAAACCACTACATTACCTTTAGCTTCTAAATCAAGACAGGCCCCATATACGTTACCTTTTGTTAGTAAACAAAGTGTAAATTGTACCGACCAAGATTCTAGTGTTGTAGGTGGTGATATTAAAGTGGGGGCTAAAGAAGTTTATACTTATGGTGCAATGGCATGTAGAAGAGCCTATATTAGTGCAATTAAATCAACTTTAAATAACCCAACAACTACACCTCCGGCACAATTTACTACAGTTCTTGAAGAGAATAAAGTATTAAAAACGGTTAAAGAAGAGGTTATTAGTCAAGAATATAAACCTAGAGATAATATTACTAAAAGAGTTTTAAGAGCGTTATTATCAGAATGTGATTATTTTGAAACAATAAAGGCAGAAACACCTATGGTTTATGATAACTTGAGAGATAAGTTAAAATTCTTTCAACCGGCATTCCATTCAACAACTCCGGAAGGGTTAAACTCTCGTCTAACATTTTTACAACAATGTTTAAGACCGGGAGACACTATTCCAACAATTAAAGAAATAAATGGTACTCCTCAATTACAGTATAATAATGCTACTAATACCTCTTTTGGAGCACCTCCAGTATTGATATTACGTGTTGGGGATTTTTATAATACTAAAATAATACCAACGTCATTGTCATTACAATATGAATCACTTGATATCAATCCTGAGGGTATTGGTATTCAACCTATGATTGCAAATGTAACAATGGGATTTAATTTTGTTGGTGGTAGTGGATTAAAAGAGTCAATTGATAAGTTACAAAATGCGTTAACGTTTAATTATTATGCTAATACCGAGATTTGGGACGATAGAGCGGATGTTACTACCAAAAATACGGAATTTTTTGAGTCATTAGATAGAGAATTTTTGGCGATGGCACCACCTCCGTCACCACCTACACTGAATCAAGCAGAGGTTGAAAATGGACAAAATAATAATAGTACAATTGGAACAATTTCAACAAATGAGGTTACGGCAACTGAGGAAAAAGGTACTTTAAGTTATTCTGATTTTATGGTTAAAGTTGTTAAAGAAACTCAAACTTATTTTCAAACAATTGTTAATAAAACAAAAGAAAGTGTTAATCAATATAACAACGCTGTTCGTCAACAATGGATGTTAGAAAGGTCATATACTCAAGGTTCTATAAGAGTATCTGAAAATCCAACTGTATTATTTGGTAAACCAAGTAATGTTGAAAAAAGATTTGATGAAATTTTTGCGTCATTACAGAAGAATATTTCAGATGGAGATGAAGGACTTATACAATGGATGTCATCTCCTTCATTTGGGTTTTCAACTAAGGTAATTCGACAACTTAAGGATAATTATATAAATTTAGTTAAAAACAAAAGAGGTTCATTTCAAAATGCGATTAGTAAAATAACTCAAGATGTTACGAATATTGAACAAACTTATATTCAAACATTAGGTAGAGCTAATACTATTATTTTTCAAGGGATGACTGATATGGGTACTGATGGATATCAAGCGAAATCAGGACCTGTTAAGGTTTATAACACAAGTGGTACAACAAATGTTAATATTACATCAAATGATGTTGCGAACACATTAATTGAATTAGTTAATGATATCGATACAATTAAAACCGGTATTACTGAATTTAATAAAATTATTTCGAGTCCTTATGATTTCACGTATGAGGGACAAAAATATACAGGTATTTTAGTTTATGGAACTGACACTAAAGGTAAAACGGGTATCGATGCACCTACAGTTGAAAAAGTGTTTAATCCTTTTAGTAAAAATAATGACTTCCAAAATGATATTTTCAAACGAGTTTATATGATTATTTCAGATGATATTCTTGATTCAAAAAAATATGAAACATTTAAAACTGCGATGATTGGTAATATAATTGGTAATGCTAGTATTATTGGAACCGGGTTTGACGATATTGAGAAAAAATTTGATGATTATTGGTTGGTTAAAACAAAACCATTATTTTTGAATGAAACAAATATTACAAAATCATTCATTGATAATATTGAAAAAACACCACTAAAAAATTTCATGATATATACTCCTTTTGATAAAAAAACCCGAGAGTTCACTTATACAACATTAAGTAATGCTCCTGATAATAAAAAGAAATCTCAACAAACTATGATTTCATCATTGGGTGATACAACAAATAGAAATACTGACATAAACAAATGGAATAGTGAAGATGGAGTTAATTCAGCGGCATATATTTCAAAAGTAAAACTTAATTAATGGCTTTTCAATATTGGAATAGATACAGTGAATTTTTAATTAACGGTGAACAAACCGTAGTTCCGTATGTGCAACTACCTCAAAAAACTACTGACAAAGCTTATATCTATAAAGTTGCTAAAAGTAGATTGGATAAAGTTTCACAAGAGTATTATAATTCACCATATTTTAGTTGGTTAATTTTACAAGCTAATCCTCAATTTGGTGGGTTGGAAAATTATATATATGACGGGGCTATCTTGATAATTCCATTTCCTTTACTACCATCTTTACAGGATTATAAGGCAGCGTTAGAAAATCATTTTTATTATTATGGCAGGTAACTTACAAGCAGACAACAGCGGAAATATTTTAGTTGAGTTTGATTACAACAATATTATTGTAGTTGACCCAAATAAAACAATTGACTCTCAGGGTAAAATTCAAGAAAGATTGGTTGACCATGAGAGTTTGGTTATGTATGCAAATTTGGAAGCGGAAGTTCTCCCAAGAACTAAATTAGCCGTAGGGGGTAGTCCTGAAGATAGAATTAGAACTATTTCTGTTGCCAAAATGAATATGTTGAAACCAACTAAAGATTCGTTTTTAGGAGTGGGTTACTACGATGAGTTAACAGGTGAAAATTCAACCCAATTTAAAGGAGCTAATCAAATGATGGAAAAGGTTAATGACCCAAAAAATGGTGATGCCCCTTATTTTACTAGTTCTCCCGCAAATTTAAAAGAAGTTTTCGATAATGGTTTATTAGGTATTACACAGATTAATGTTACCACTAATTCATCATTTGTTCCTTCAGTTACAATGGAATTGGAAGACGTTCAAGGGAAAGCGTTATTTCAATTGGGTAATAATTCACCATACGCTGCGTTTTTTAATTTACCATATCCACAATTTTATTTAACACTTAAAGGATATTATGGTCAGGCCATTAGATATCAGTTAAATTTAGAAACTTTTAATGCTCGATTTAATTCGTTTAGTGGAAATTACCAAGTTAGTTTAAAGTTTAAAGGTTATAAGTTTAATGTTCTAAATGAAATATCTATGGGACATTTACTTGCGGTACCACATATGTATGGTCAAAGATTTGACATATCTACAACTCCTGGAGGTACTCAAGAATCTAACAAACAAGCTGAATCTCAATCTAAAGTTGAGGGTAAGGCTTCTCAAAATAATGCCTTAAGTCAAGATGAGGTTGTTACTCAAATTGTTTCTGAAAAAGGTTATCAAAAAATTGTTGAGGTTTATAGTGAATATAAATCCAAAGGATTAATTCCACCTGATTTACCGGAATTAACTTTATTTCAGTTAATGACTAAATTACAAACGTTTGAGAATAATATAATGGCATCTTTCCCTCCAGCAAAAGTTGCCCCTCTTACTAATATTAGAAGTTATAAAGAAGTTCTAAAACAATACTTTGATGCTGTTAGAGGTTCAAATATCTCATGGTTCAATAAATATTTAAATCCAAAACCTATTGTGACTAATGGGAATCAAAAAATATATTTCTTTAAGGAACTGAGTCGAGAAGATAAGGACTATGCGATGACATTATTGGAATCTTATATAACAAAATTTAATAATGCTTTGTCTGAAAATGCCACTTTAGGTAAAAATGGAGAATCTCCAATTGCTAATCCAATATTATTAAAAACGATTGAAATAGCCCCACCAACGGATGAGACTATTAATTGGAACGAAACAGTTAGGTTACAAACAGGTAAAGTATTACCAACCATTGAGGATGAACAAAAAGTTAAAGAATTGATTTATCGTACAAAAACACCTGCGGCGGCAAAAACTGAAACCAATGGTAAGACCTCGGTTGATATAGTTAATACAAAATTTTTTATATTTGAAGGTAATGGGAGATTTGACAATCAAATATCATTAATAGAGGCACAGGCAAATAAAAAATTGTCAGAATATGAGGCGTCAATTTCAGCTGAATTGTTAAGAAAAATTGAAGATACTGACACAGGTATTGGATTCAAACCAACGGTTAGAAATATGATTGCAGTTGTAATGGCTTCGGCTGAAGCGTTTATTCGTTTAATGGATGACGTTCATACAAACGCATGGAACGTAAAATATGACCCGGTTAGAAAACAAGCAATATTAGATAATCCTTCGTCAGCGCCAAGTTCGGAGACAGTACAAAAAGTGGTTATTACAACAGAGGCACAACAATCAAATCAAGGTTTAAGTAATTCTGAGATACCTGTCTATCCATGGCCGTTATTTTTTGTTGAAACACCTGAAGACACTAAAGGAAGATTCCAATTAAAATATATTGCGGACCCATCAGTTGTTGACTTAACCCAAGGTTATTTATATGACAAATGGCCTGAGGTTGAATTTGTGGAAGAATATATGATTGGTTTAACTCAAAAATTTAGCCAGCCGTCAGCACCACCACCATTAGATAATCAAAGAGATACGAATAGGATTAATATTAATGCAATTGAGTTTCCATCAGAAGGATTACCTTATGTTAACAAAGAAGAAGTTAAATTCTTTTATGAAATATGGGAAAGACAATTTTTAACATCACATTATTCAAATTTAATTAGAGCTAATCAAAATCAAATTGATTCATTAATTAAATTAAATTCTGAGGCTGAGGTTAATAATATTGTTAAAGGGATTGGTGTGAGTTCTCCATATTTAAGTTTAAAATTAAAAAATTACGATTTAAAGGCCTCAAATTATCCGGAGTTTTTAAAAACTATTTCAAATTCAGGAACCGGTAGGGCTTATCAAGATTATATTAGAGATTTTTTTGTTACTCCATATATTAAAAATTTAACAGAAAATTCTTACAGTATTTTAAATACTAATGATATTGGTAAACTACCACAATCAAGTACTAAATCAGACGCGTTACAATCTTTATTATCGAATGCATCTAACGAGCCATTGATTATTGATACGTTACCTTATACGGACCCTACTTGGTGTCTAAACAATTTAAGTTCAAGTAATAAATCGGTTGGAAATGAAGTTTTTAATACAAAACAAACTTTAAAAGTTTTTGAACCAAGAAAAGTTATTGCAAATTTCACAGACGTATATGATTTTACTACGAATAGACCTGTAACAAATTTTTCTTTTTATCAAAATCAAAATCCTACTGTGTTTGCATTATTGGGATTAAATGGTTTTTATGAGTTTCGAACACCAAAAACTTTTGTGGCGACTGAAGGGTATTGTGATTACATAACCCCAACAAATGCTTTACCATTTAGAACTACAACTTCAATATTGAACACACCTTATTTTGTTAATTCAATTCAAAATGGTGTACAAAATATTAGAACAAGTGACCCATATCCGTTTGTTCAATCGGCTTATTTGTTTTTGAATTCGTTACCATTAGCATCACTAAGAGAAAGATATAAATCATTGTCAAATGATATTACAACTGACTTAGATTATATCGCGTCATGTTTTAATAAGTTTGGTGCTATTCACAAATTACCATACGCTTGGATTTTAAAATATGGTTCTGTTTGGCATCGTTATAAAAAATATAAAGAATCGAATACAGATATTTTGGATAGTGCTTGGAAGAATTTTGATTATACTACCAATTATAGTCCTATTTTAAGTTCGGTTACTCAAACATATGATTTTAAAATAAATAACGTACCAACAACTATTACATTACAACAGGAGAATTCAACTGATGTTAAAATGCAAATTGGTTTTTATCCTAAAGTTGTAAATGACTTTAACGTGTTTTACAAGGGGTTTGAGTTATATGACAATTATACTAATGACGAGATTCAAAGTAGTGTTAATAATGGAATGAAAATTTATAATTTTGAAAACTCAAATATTACTGCGTCTCGAAATAGTAAAACGTTAAATTTATTTACATATTCAGTGTTGTTAGAAAATAAAGATTTTGGTACCGGAATAGATTGTGACCCTACTAATAATACTAAAGGTGTTGAATATTTTGTTGTACCTTCTTTTGGTACTTTTTATAACCAAACTCAAATTGCTTGTGTTGAAAATTTAACAACAACTAATAACGCTGTAGTTGATTTTACATTTAATCCGAATATATACAATGGTTCGGTTAGAACTCTATGGTCTGCACCAAATTATGGTTATTTTGATAACAATCAGATTAAATACCCTCAGCCTGACTCATATTTAAACTTTATTAATAATGGTGAGGAACAATCTCCTATGTCATTATTAAATGAGGATAAGTATACTAAAATTGAAGAAATCCTTTCAGTATTTGAGAAGAAAATTTTAGACTCATTTGAACAAGAGTTTTTAAATTTCTGTAAACCAATTACTGATATTTCAACAATAAAAGAAACAACTTCTTTTTATACCTCAACCGTTGATGATAATAATAATTTTAAAAATTTTCAATCATTATTTAGAGGGTTAATGTCAGTTCCTGCAAAATCTGCAAGTGCGACGGAAGACGAATATTTTAATAATACAATTACTAATCAATATAATACATTCCAAGGTGGTATTAAAGATTTTATGAATTATGATGTTTTATTTAGATATGGTAATCCATCTGATTATAAAAGAAGACTTTTTAATTCTTATTTATCTCATAATAACACTCAAAAAGTTGTTGACCCTGTTAAATTTAGACCTTACATTCAAAATACTCTTCCAACAAATGGAGGTACGTTAACGGTTTCTCAATCAAAAGGGTTAAATCCTAACGCGTGGATAGCACTCGAAACTGAAGTTGGATTTTCAACGATAAGAAATGTTGAATATAGTAGTACCGGTTCATACATAACGGATTTCTTTGTGAATAATAATATTGAATTTACAACGGATAATGTTGTTTTATTGGCACCAATAATTAAGATGTACGCAACTCAAAAATTAAAAAACCCAACAATTACGGTTGCTCAATTTCAAAATCAAATTAATCAGTACTTGAACAATGAAAGTGTATTACAAGACAATTTCTTAAATTTAGTTTTAGATGGGGTTAGAAGAGATTTACCAAACCAACAACAATTACCTGAAAGGGTAAATAGGAGTGCTATTGATGGGGAACAAAGTAAAGTTGAAAATTACGAAGTATTCAAAGCTCTTAATGATAAGTGGATTGCGGGTGGTGACTTTAAAACAAAAACATTATTTGAGGATATGTTATTTTTAGATAGGGCATCAAGAAATATTGGTGATACTATCATATTAAACATCTTTGATATACAAGGGATGTTTGGAGTTGGTGGTAAAGATGGTGATTATTCGTTAAACCAAGCTATGAGTGTTTACACCTTCATTAGTGGATTATTAATTAGTAATAATTTCACAGTAATGAATTTACCTGCTTATATTAATTTTTATAATGTTCAAGATGTTGATGGAACAGTTATTCCAAATAAATCAGAGGGTTCATTAGGATTTGCTAATAGTATGTGGGGAACATTCTTGGATGTCGACTATAGAAAATCGAGTTCAAAAATGGTTTGTTTTTATGTAGGTAAACCATCTCAATATTTAGATTTACCAAAAGGTAATTTTAGATTTAGAGATGATGGTTTTGAAATGAGAAGAGCGTCTGAAAATCCATTAATTGAAAATCAACAGGGTAAAAAAGATTGGGCTTTATCTAACAAATGTGTTGGATTTAATGTTGATATTGGAACTCGTAATCAGAGTATATTCTATTCATTTAGTGTTTCCCAAGATAATGGGACCGCAACATCAGAATCGATAAATGCTCAAATTAATATGATTGACCAATCATCAGGAAAAAATGTTACAACTCAAAATGCAAGTTTATATAATCTATACAAACAGAGAAGTTATAAATGTAATGTTGTTTGTTTAGGAAATGCGTTATTACAACCAACCATGTATTTTAATTTAAGACACGTCCCAATGTTTAATGGACCATATATGATACAACAAGTTGAACATAGTATTCAACCGGGTCAATTTCAAACATCATTTCAAGGGATTAGACAAGGAGTATATGATTTACCCGCGATAGATAACTTCATTCAAAGTGTTAATCAGAACTTATTAACTAAATTAGAATCAATTCTTAAAATTAAGAAAGATGTTATTAATGTATTATCGGCATCAACTGATTCAAATAAAAGTAAAAATATTCAACAAAACGCTAATTCAACTAAAGCAGCTTCAAATACTTGTAGTAGTAAAGTTCTTCCAGTATATCTTAACGCGGGATATAATGTGGTTGACGCGACCAAAACTAGTATTACTGAGGCAGAATTTGCGTCGGCTCTTAAGAGGTTAATACCAAATCTACCGGTACTTCAAACTATTATTTATTGTATCTCTTATGCTCGTTCATTTGAAAAAATTAGTAATAGTAACGCGGGTAAATTTAATGGGTGGAATAATAATTGGGCATCAGTTTCATTAGATATTAACTACGGAGCAACATCAACATTATTTTTAAAACCTTATTCTTGTGTTAATGTTCAAACAAATCCATCGACTAATATTTCATTACCGTTGGCAAGTTTTTCAACACTCGATACATATATTACTTTTATGAGAGATAGGTTGATTAATAATATTGACAGAGTTTTAGATATTGGTTTGGTAAAATATTATGTTTGTTTCTACCCTCAAAAGAATGTTTCACCAAGTGATTACGATAAAAATATCGATGAGTATAAAACTTTAAAAAGGACAATGGAAAAGGCTTTAACGTCTGCATTGTCTAAAGGGGTTGAGGTTGCAACTAAAGAAATTGTTGCGGATTTATTAAATCAGATAAATGAAACCGATAATAAAGGTAGTAGTCCGGGTGTTACACCAACACCTTCACCGATTCCACCATTACCTGGTCAATCTTGTCCACCACCGGTTATATCATCATTCTCACCATTATCAGGTAATACGGGGACGATTGTACAACTTAATGGTAGAAACTTTAATGGTGTTAAATCGGTTAAAGTTAACGGAGTTGAGGTTGGAATGACAGGTATAACGGTGTTTAATGATTCAACGATGAGAGTTATTACACCTAAATTCTTACCTAATAATGTGGTTAAGAAAGGGTTTATTGTTGTCACTACTGATTTTGGTACATTTACAACAATTGACCAATATACTTATGACCCCGCATTACCAGCATCTGCCGCGGCATCACCGGGAGGATATCAAAACCCACAGAATCAAATTGTAAATGCTCCTAAAGCAGACGCACCAAATTCTAATCAACAATTATATGGGCCGGAACCACTAATATCGACAAGTCAAGATTTAGTAAGTGGTAAAGTTACTGAGAAAGTAACAATTTCGGTTAACCCACAAGTTGGGGCTTGGGTACTTGACACTAAAGTTGAAATGACTATTTCAATATTTGATGAGACATTAGAAAATAATAAAGTCAAAACAACTTTAAATAGAACGGTAAAAACAGATATTACAAATTATGTGAATAATAATATTTTTACAATTACATATAGCCAAATTGCTGATATGTTAATTAATACACCTATTAGTCAATTTGCCCAAAATCCAATTAGAAATAAACAAGTTGTTACAATTGAATTTTGTGTGACCTCAAGTGCCGTTGATAAAGTTAAATACCCTAATAAAGCTCTTAGATGTGTTAATTTTTATTTTAAACCATCTACTCTTACTCCTAATTCACAACCGGCAACTACATCACAATTATCAATAATATCTCTTGGTGAGAGTCCTAATATACAAGGAAACGCGTTTAATTATATTAACATTAAAAAACCCGCGGGTGGTTACATCTCATTCAAGTTTGATACTGGTAATCGACCATTTAATTTCCAATGGGTTGGTTCTTCTCAATTCTTTAAACCCGGAGATTCATTTCCGGTTCCTTCAAGTTGTATCGCTGGAGAGAGTACAAATGGTACAAAAGTTTGTACTGTTAATGGTTTAGGGGTGTTTACATTAGTTATGGAATATTATCCAAAAGGGTTCGGTGGTGATGCAATAAAAGAATTGGTTACTAGTCCTCCATTCACTTTATAACATAACGATATATTTATAATAAAAACAATTTTATGAACATAAAATCAGCATTAGACAACTATCTTGGGAAATCGACTAGAGTTTCTCAAACAGATAACGGTGACGGAACACAACAAGTTTGTGATTTAGACACAGGGGATTGTTATACAATCAGAGAAAGAGATGGTCTTATTGAAAGAGCCGGACACCAAACAACTATTAATAGAAAAGTTAGAGTTGAGACGGCAGGAGGAATTAAACAATTATTAAACGGATAATCGAAATGGGTTTAGACAAGAAATTAATACAAGAAATCGCAAGATATCATAATATCAACAAGTATATTATGGAACAAGAGGCTGATTTACCCGAAGACCCAACAGCAGGGTTAGAAGCTTTAACACCACCGCCAGCGGCAGGAGGAGAGACTCCACCGGCACCTGCACCTTCTGAGGCAGTACCACCACCGGCACCGGGAGAAGGAGCACCACAACCAATTGATGTTGAGAATGACCCTGACGTTGAAAAAATTGACGATGAGGGACAATCAGAAGAAACAGGAACTGAAGGTGAAGAATCTGAAGAACTTGAAATAACTGATTTGGTTAATTCTCAAAAAAATATTGAAACAAAACAAGAAGAGTATTTTGAAAACTTGTTTAACCAACTTTCTAATTTAGAAGCTAAATTGGGTGAGATGGATAATGTTATGAACAAATTAAACTCACTTGAAAATAAGATTGAGAAATATCGTGAAAAAACCCCTCAAGAAAAATTAGAGTTGAGAAGTTATGATTCATACCCATTTAACCAAAAACTTTCACAATTCTTCGATGACAAACAAGAAGAGATGGAGAAAACAGGAAAAAATGATTATGTTTTAACCTCAGACGAAGTTGAAGATATTAATGTGAATGATATTAAAAATTCATTCCAACCTGGTTCTCAAGAAGATGAATACAAAACATCATTCAAACGATAATAAAAAATTCAAAGGTGTCTCAACGGACACCTTTTTTTATTTGACTTCACAAGTTTTATCACCTATATTTAAAGGACAATTTAACAATTTAATTTTATAACACATGAGTTCATTAGACGCCGTATTGGCACAGTACGAAAATTCAAAACAATCAGGGGGAGGGGCCCAAGGGAAAATGTCGCAAGACGAAAGAATGAAAAAATATTTTGCACTTATCTTAAGTGATAAGGAGCAATCTGGACAAAGAAGAGTTAGAATCTTACCTACAAGCGATGGTTCATCACCATTTAAAGAAGCTTGGTATCATGAGATACAAGTAGGAGGACAATGGCAAAAATTTTATGACCCGGGAAAAAACGATAACGAACGTTCACCTTTAAATGAGGTTTATGAAGAGTTAATCTCAACCGGAAAAGAATCAGACAAACAATTGGCTGCTCAGTATCGTTCTCGTAAATTCTATATCGTAAAAGTTATAGATAGAGATAAGGAAGAAGACGGACCAAAATTTTGGAGATTTAAACACAACTACAAAAATGATGGTATCTTAGATAAAATCATTCCAATTTGGAGAAACAAAGGAGATATTACTGATGCTAATATCGGTAGAGATTTAATCATTGAATTAAATAAAACAAAGGCTCCAAATGGTAAAGAATATACTGCAGTATCTACAATTATGTACGAAGACCAAGGTCCGGTACATACTGACCCGGCTCAAGCAAACGCTTGGATTACTGACGAATTAACTTGGTTAGATGTTTATTCTAAAAAACCTGTTGAATATCTTGAGGCGATTGCTCGTGGAGAAACACCAAGATGGGATTCAGAAAAAGGTGGATATGCTTACGAAAGTGATTCAGTAAATACAGAATCATTTGGTGGTGGAAAATCTCAAAGTTCAGCACCGGTTGACCCTCAAGCAAACGACTTTCCAGACGAGGATTTACCTTTCTAAAATAAAACAATCAAACTTGGACATTTAGTTAGACACTTTGTCCAAGTTTTTATAATATTATTATATGGCAATTAAGAAAAACGATTTCAAATCAATTAAAGATAAATTCTCGGTATCGGCAAAATACAAACCACAAAGATTTTTTGACTTAGGTCCTGATTTCTTGGATGCGGTTGGATTACCGGGACCGGCTATTGGACACCTTAATATGTTCTTGGGTCACTCCGATACAGGTAAAACAACAGCACTTGTAAAAACTGCCGTTGATGCACAAAAGAAAGGTATTTTACCTGTCTTTATTATTACCGAACAAAAATGGTCATTTGAACATGCTAAGTTAATGGGGTTTGATTGTCAGGAAGTTGTTGATGAAGAAACGGGTGAATTAGATTGGGATGGATTTTACATCTTTAATAATAACTTTAATTATATCGAACAAATTACTGATTACATTAATAATTTATTAGACGAACAAGAAAAAGGAAACTTAGATTATAGTTTATGTTTTATGTGGGATTCAGTAGGTTCTGTACCTTGTAAAATGACTTATGAAGGTAAAGGTGGTAAACAACACAATGCATCTGCATTAGCGGATAAGATTGGAATGGGTATTAACCAAAGAATTTCGGGTTCTCGTAAGTCTGATTCAAAATACGAAAACACTTTGATTATTGTTAATCAACCATGGGTTGAATTACCGGATAATCCTTTTGGACAACCGAAGATTAAAGCTAAAGGTGGAGAGGCGATTTGGTTAAACTCATCATTGGTTTATTTATTTGGAAACCAAAAAGGTGCTGGAACAACTAAGATTACTGCAACTAAAGATAAACGAACTATTAAGTTTGCTTCAAGAACAAAAGTTTCGGTAATGAAGAATCACATCAACGGATTAGGTTATGATGATGGAAAAATTATTGTAACACCACACGGATTCATTGCGGGTAAAGATAGTGCGGAAGAAAAAACTAATATTGAAAAATATAAAAAAGAATACGCAGAATATTGGAAGGATATCATCGGAACTGATGGTGACTTCGACCTAAAAGAAGAAAAAGAAGAAAGAGAATTTTAAAATATTATTCACCTCTAAATCACCAATGTGATTAAAACATTATTAGTAGATGGGTCCAACTTAATGAAGATTGGATTCCACGGAGTAAAAGACCTCTATAGTGACGGAAGTCACTTAGGTGCTATTTACCACTTTATAAATACAATTCGGAAATTCCTTGAGGAACATAACTACGATAAGGTAGTTGTGTTCTGGGATGCCGAACATAGTTCATCCACTCGGAAAGAACTTTATCCACAATATAAAGGAAATAGAAAACAAGATATGAATGAGTTTAAGTACGAATCATATCTACAACAAAACGCTCGTATTAAAGAATATCTTGAGGAAGTCTTTGTTAGACAAGTTGAGATGGTTTATAATGAGGCGGATGACTTGATTGCTTATTATTGTCTGAAAGCAACTAATGAAGAGATTACCATTTTTTCATCAGATAAAGACCTTACACAGCTTATTTCAGATAAGGTAACCATTTACTCTCCAAACGCAAAACAATACTTTAAACAGGGTGATATGATTACAATTAATAAAATTCAGATACCTCACTATAATGTATTACTTTGTAAGATTCTTACCGGAGATAGTTCAGATAACATTAGTGGAATTGAAGGTTTAGGGGAAAAAACTTTAGTTAAATTATTCCCTGATATGTTGGTTAAACCATGCACTATCAACGAAATAAGGGTTAATGCCGGAATTATCGTGCAGGAAAAGAAATCAAAAGTATTGGAAAATATTTTGACTGGTAAAACAAAAAATGGTATACTTGGTGAAGAGTTTTACGACACAAACAAAAAAATAGTTGATTTATCTAACCCCTTAATAACTGACGATGGAAAAGAATTAGTTGACCAAATTATCACAGACACTATTGACCCGACAGATAGGGGATACAAAAACTTAATGAGGATGATGATGGAGGACGGACTCTTCAAATATCTTCCAAAAAACGATGAAGCTTGGGTAAACTTCCTAAGACCATTCATGAAATTAACAAGAAAAGAAAAACGAAACACAAACAAAAATTAAATTTATGAGAGAGCAAGAAAGCACTAAGATGGAATTTTTATTGACATTAAACGATAACATCGTAGTCCAAAGATTCTTTAACGTAAGAGGGTTTAACCCAAAAGCAAAAAGTTCGGTTGAGCTATATGAATTCCTTGCAGAATTCAAAGAAGAACTTCAAGAATACTTGAAAATGAAGACTTTAGTCTACATGATGGACAATAAAGATTCTATCATTCACGACCCAAGTATTATGGACACATCGTTCACTGATGGACCTGAAATGTTTAACATTATTATCAAATTAGGGGAACAGACAATTTGTCATAGAATTTTTGATGGAAAATTTTATCCACCAAAAGTTCGTTATACTGTCGATGTAAGACCTTTCCTGAAGGAAACTCTTCGAGGATTGACTGACATTTTTTCAGATAAAAAATTAAGTTACAATTATTTGGAACTTGACTTAAGTAAGTAAGTATTTAATAATACAAGGGTAACTTTTAAAACAATTTATGAACAAAAATTTCGATTATTTAGGGAACACATTTCAATTACAATTACTGAATCAGATTATATTAGATAAGGACTTTTCATCTTCAATTATGGATGTTATTGAGCCAATCTATTTCGACAACAAGTACTTTAAAATCATTTTACAGATGACAAAGGAGTATCACAAGAAATATGAATCTACTCCTAATTTCGATACTCTTGAGCAGATAGTTAAGTCTGAAATCTCCCAAGAGATGGTTGCCAAGATTGTTTTGGACACATTAACTCAAGTTAAAGAGGCTCCATTTGAAGGAACCACTTTCGTTCAGGAGAAGGCCTTGAAGTTCTGTAAACAACAAGAACTTCAAAAGGCGATGGACAAAGCTCAAAAGATTATTACTCAAGGGGATTTCGAATCTTACGATAAGGTAGAAGGACTTGTAAGAGAGGCGTTACAGGTTGGGGAGATAGATAAAGGTCAAACGGATATCTTCGCTAATTTAGACACCGTACTTGATGAGGACTATCGTCACCCAATTCCAATGGGAATTAAGGGGATTGATAAATTACTTAAAGGTGGATTAGCTAAAGGTGAAATTGGAGTAATATTAGCACCAACCGGTGTTGGTAAAACAACTATCTTATCTAAAATTTCAAATACCGCGTTTAATCTTGGGTACAATGTTCTTCAAATATTTTTTGAGGATAATCCAAAGATTATTCAAAGAAAACACTTCACAATGTGGACTGGTATTGAACCGGATAATTTGGTTCAAAATAAAGAAGAGGTAATGAGTAAAATTACTGAGATTAAAGAGACAATGCAAAATCGATTGGTTTTGAAAAAGTTAGCATCGGACACGATGACTATGAGTCAAATTAAGAATCAGGTTAGAAAGATGATTGCGGATGGTGTTAAACTTGATATGGTTTTATTAGACTATATTGATTGTGTATTACCGGAATCAAGTAGTAAAGATGAATGGAAAGCTGAAGGGTCTGTAATGAGAGGGTTTGAGGCGATGTGTCATGAACTTGATTTAGTTGGTTGGACGGCAACACAAGGTAACAGAGCTTCAATTTCATCAGAAGTTGTAACTACAGACCAGATGGGTGGGTCAATTAAAAAGGCACAAGTTGGTCACGTAATTATTTCCGTGGCTAAAACATTACAACAAAAAGAAATGGGTCTTGCAACTATTGCGATTACTAAAAGTCGTTTAGGCCAGGATGGGGTTGTTTTTGAGAATTGTAAATTCAATAATGAATTACTTGAGATTGATACTGAAAGTTCAGTAACATTCTTAGGATTCGAGGAACAACAAGAAGATAGAAAAAGAGATAGGGTTAAAGAACTATTAGAAAAAAGAAAACAAAGAGAACAGAGTCAACAACAAATTTAATTTAAAACATGAAGGAAAAAATTTTAGAACCAAATAATGACAGATTTGTCATATTCCCTATCGAACATAATGATATATGGGAATTTTATAAACAACATCAAGCGGCGTTTTGGACCGCGGAAGAAGTGGATTTATCTAACGATATTAGAGATTGGGAAAACCTATCTGATAATGAGAGATACTTCCTTAAAAATATATTGGCGTTTTTTGCTGCGTCTGATGGTATTGTAAATGAGAACTTAGCCGAGAATTTCTTAAAAGAGGTTCAGTACGCTGAAGCGAAGTTCTTTTACGGATTCCAAATTATGATGGAGAACATCCATTCGTTAATGTATTCATTATTAATTGATACCTATGTGTCTGATGATAAAGAAAAAGACGAATGTTTCCACGCCATTGACCGATTACCGGCTGTTCAAAAGAAAGCGAAATGGGCTCTTGATTGGATTGAAAACGCTTCCTTCCAAGAAAGATTAGTTGCATTCGCAGCAGTTGAAGGTATATTCTTCTCAGGTTCATTCTGTTCAATCTTTTGGATGAAATCAAGAGGAATTATGCAAGGATTATGTAATGCTAACTCATTAATCTTTAAAGATGAGAACTTACATTGTGATTTTGCTATTCATTTGATTAATAATCATGTTGAAAACAAACCAAGTGAGAAAAGAATTAAAGAAATATTATTATCTGCATTAGAGATTGAAAAAGAGTTCATTACAGAGTCTTTACCTGTATCTTTAATCGGTATGAATTCAAATTTGATGAAACAATATTTGGAATTTGTAACTGATGGGTTATTGGTTAAATTTGGTTGTAAAAAACATTTTAATGTTGACCAAC